GCTCCTTTCTGTGTTTGCGTTGGCGGTAGGTGCGCAGGAAACAGGCCCACAAGCGGCGGCGGTAGTGGCGGATTGTTTTTCGGTATTCGCGAAGTTGCGCGAATACCTTTGGCGAGATGACGATAAAGGAGCCGATGGAGAGTAGCGTCGCCGAATAGGCACTCACTAAGTGCGCGTTTTCGGCAAACCATACGCCGATTGTGCCTGTGAGCATGCCAAGTAGCCCGCATATCGCCGGATGGCTCTTTAAGTAGCCGAGGAGGTTGTGTGCGGTATTCATCATAAGACTTCCTCGCGTTGTCGGGACACGCTGACCGCCCACGCGATGCCGACGGCCACGCAGCACAGGGCCAGTGCCCCGCCGACCAAGTAGAGGAACCACGGGCGGCCCCACAGGAGGCCGGAGCCGCCGAGGGCGACACCGGCGGGGATGAGCGACACGCCTACCCTACTCCAACCCGTGACGGCACTGACCACGCCCAAAATGACGACGCCCGCGCCGAGCATGGCGAAGGTGGTCGTGATGCGCAGTTGGGCTTGGCGGTTGGCCTCGGCCTGTGCGGCTTTTAAGTCGGCGTTAAAGTCGCTGATGGTGCGTTGCAGGTCGAGGGCGCGGGCTTCGCGCTCGCGGGCGTGCTCGGTAGCGAGCTTGGCAATCCGCGCACGCGCTTCCACGCTCGCGGCGTGCGCTTTGGTGGCGTCGCCGGAGTGGGCGGCCTCGCTGAGCAAGGCCGCCCGTTGCGCGTCAGCAAGCTCAGACAGGGGTAAGCCTACCCGTGCGGCCTGGAGTTGCAAATTGACGGCCTCGCGGGCCAAAGAGGGCGCGTTTAGGGCATTATCCTCGGCGGCTTGGGAAAGGTGGGCCGAAATCGCCGATTCACGGGCTCTTGCCGCCTCGCTTTCGGGGGCGACTAGGACGGTCGCCGCGCGGCTCCCACGCCCACCGCCCATCGGCCCGCTGGCGCAGCCGGTGAGTGCGAATGAAGAGGCGACTACGAGCAGTGAAGCCGCCAAGAGAAGAAGCCGAAACCGAGGGTCGGACGTGCGATGTCTCAGGGTTGCAGCCACTGTTATTTGGCGTGCGCCTCGCTGGGCGCACGTCGGGCGAAATGAGGAATTGTAGCGTGTCGAGTGCATCACGGGGCATGGGGAAAAGTGGGTTACTGGTCGGCGTCCTCGGCGGGGAGAACTTGGGGGTATTTGCTGAGGCTAAAGTAGCCGCCGCCCCACGGCTGCCACGCGGGTAGCTTGAGCGGGCCTATCGTCGCCAAGCCTGCGGAGTTAAAGCCGCCGAGGGGCCCACTGCCCGCCCCAGCCTCGGCCACTGCGGGGATGACGCCTTCGGGCGTGAGCTTATTGACACTTAGCGAAGGGTAGCCGCCAATCTCGGCCTTGAGAGGCGAAATCGTGGTGATGGGATTGGCCGAGAGCGTAGGCGCCGGGCCAGTAAAGCCCTGTTCGGCGCGTAGGGCGAGCAGCCCTAGGGTAGTAAGGGAATAGGAGCTTAAAGAGATGTCGCCGCCGCCGGAGTTTACGAGTAAGCCCTCGGCAAAGCGCAGGGCTGCGGTGGGGGCTTGCTCGAAGACAAGGGCGGCACTGGCCCTGTGCCCGAGGGCGAGCGTGGCGGTGGCCAAGTGGCCAATTTGAAGCGTGGCGGTGGGGGGCGGCATTTTAAGGAAGCGCAAAAGGGGTTGCACCATGCGGCACGGTGAGGCAGCGTGCGGCTGTCATGCCCCGCGCCGCGACACTGCCCGCACACACCCATGCCGCCCGCGAACGCACTAGGGCGCAGCCGCGCACATCCTCAATTGAAGAGCGCACGGCAGTCCTAGAAACCCGCTGGGAGCAGACCGTGCCTACGCTGGCGACGAGCAAGGACATAAGCGACTTAAGGAGTGAGCTAATCAAGTGGGGGCTGGGTGCCTTAATCACGCTGGCCGCTGTCTTAGTGGCGATGATTACGGCAAACACTGCCCGAATCGATAGGCTGGATGCCAAGATAGACCCTCGCTTCGATGCCATGATGACGGAGATTCGTGCGTTAGGCAGGGCGGCGCAGTAGGGGCCGCATCAGTTCTCGCGGTAGGAGAAGCTGTTTTCCAAGAATACGATCTGCACGTCCTCGATTAGCGGCGTGTTTAAGTAGACGTAGGAGGAGTAGAGGGGCGTGCCGCCGGTTTCCGCGTCGTAGAGGGCCATGCCTGCGACTGGGGGCCAGTCCTCGACGGTGATTTTGGCGAATTTGTGGCGTTTCTTATTATACACGCAGGCACCACTATCGGGGGCTGTCCAGTGCTCGGAGTCATTGGGGATAGGGATGCGCGCGTAGCCGGTGCCGGTGATTTCGGTAGGCGTGTAGTCGGGGTAGTTACCCGTATTGCTAAGCAGGGCGAGGTAGTAGGTCGCAGGGGGCGTGAAGGTGCCGCCGCCAAACATCTGGGCGGCGCGGGATTGGCGGAGGGTAATACTGGTAGCCACGGTAGATTATGGATTGGGTAATTAACTTAGGTGAGAGTGAGGCTGCCGCGCAGGAGGGTGTAGCGGGCAAGGACGCCGTAGCCGTTTTGCGGATCGCGCCGCTCTAGGGTGACGTGGTAGTGGTAGAGCCCGCGCGGGTAATAGTAGGGCGGCCGCCACTCGGCCAAGAAGCGGCCGGGGCTACCAGTCACGGGGGAAAAGTCGAGCGATTGCCCGAGGCTGAGGCTGGTTTCTGGCTGGTGGCCGATGCCCCCATACAGCTCGAAGCCTACGCCCTCGTCGCGGGCCGCGTCCCACGGCTGGCCCTGCTCGTTGGTGAGTAGCGAGACGGCGAAGGGGATGGTGTCGCCGTGGGGGAAGGAGGCGTGTGGGCGCGGCACTTGCATCGTGGAAATAGGTGACGAGGGCGCGGCGGCTAAGGCCGCCGTGCGCACCTCATCGCGCGAAGCCGCTCGCGCGGTGGCTGAGGATGAGGCGTTCCAAGGCTTGGTTGGGCTCGCTTACTTGGTCGTAGAGGTCGCGCAAGCCCATGAGGATGGCGATGCGCAGGCCGCCGGGCATGCGTGCGGGCTCGTAGCCGCTTACGAAGGCGATTCGCACGGCCTTCTTGTCTGGGAAGAGCGGCGGCAGGGCTTGATGCGGAGCCGTCCAGAGCCGAGTTTGCCCGTGCGGGCCGTAGGGCTCGACGCGCCAGTAGCTGGGCGAGAGCTGGAGGTAGGAGCTATTATCGACTGGGCCTTTGTGCGACTGAGGGAGGAAGGAGATCGAATCGACCTGTCGCAGGGGGGGCTTGGGCAGCGTGGTGTAGTCCTCGGGCAGCCAGTGCGGCAGGAAGAGGCGATAGCGTTTCTGCGCGATTTCTTGGCCTGTGCGGGCCTCGACTTGCTCGCGGGCGGCGCGCAGGAGTGCCTGCACTTGGGCGGCGTCTTCGGCAGTGCCTAAGCGCAGGTGGGCCAAGGCTTCCTCAAGCGTGATGGGCTCCTCTTTGGGAGCTTCTAAAAGTTCCAATATCACTGCGCGGCCTTTCGCCTAGCGCGGGGGCGCGGGACAGCGGTAGACACCGATGCACTGGCAGCGCGGCGAGGCGTTGGGCGATGAGGGCCTTACCCGTCGCCTCATCGACTTCGACTTGGGTGAGGGCGGCGGCGTGCTCGCCGCTCAAGAGGATGCTTCGCAAGAGGATGACTTTCATGACAAAATAAAAGGGTCAGGGGGACGCGCGCGCGCGGGGGTTTCCCGCCCGCCTGCTCCGTCAAAAGAGCACGCGGGCGGGAGTGTTTCTTTCCCCAATGTAGTATTAACTTACAACGAACCGACTGGCACAAACTGGGGCCGCCAAAGCGGCCCCAAATTATCACGCCCTACGCGGTGAGTTTGACGTCGGCGCAGGCGGCGAAGGAGGCGGGGCGGCGCACGCCGCCGTCGTAGTAGAGGCTAGCGACGAGGGTATAGAGGCCGTGCTGAGCATTGTGCTTATCGCGCACGAGCTCTAGGCTCACGCCGTCCCAATACGCGCAGACATACTCGGCGAAGTTGCCAAAGAAGAGGGCCGAGCGGTCGCCCGTGCCACCGAGGTCGCGGCGGATGGCGTTGGTAAACAGGGGCGCGTAGCCGTTTAGGGCATCGGCATTGGCCTCTAGGAGGCGGCGCGAGTCGGTGCTGCCAATAATGGGGGTCTGCTTTAACGCGCCGCGTACCGCGCCATTACTCACGTAGTGCAGGGAGCCTTGGAGCGCGTTGGCCGAGTCGACCGCACTCTCCAAGTCTACGAGCATTTTGAGCGATACGGGCGCATTACCCGCTACGCTCGAAATACCAGTGGTATTGAGCAGGCCGGTCGCTTCCTTAGTGCCGGTGCCGTGGAAGAAGGCTCGCTCGGCGGCAGTGAGCAGTTGGGTAGTCAGGTAGCTGCGCAAGACTTGCTCGACGACGGTGCTCGACTGGTTAAGCAGTTGCTCGGAGATGTCGATGTAGGCGGCGAGCCGCTTGGGCGAGAGCGAGAGCGCGGCAAAGCTCGGATCAGCCTCGTCGGCCTTCTGGTTCTCGTCCTTACCGGTGGGCTTGGCCGTGGGCGCGACCAGGCGCGGTAGGTCGATATTACTGCTTAGGCCTTCGAGAATGGTCGCTCCGGCTTGGTGCATCACCGCTTTATCAAAGAAGTCGTCAAGCAAGCCGAGCTTCTCGGTGGCGATTGTGAGGCCGCCTTGGGTGGGCACACCGGCACTGAGTGCCGCACGCGCTTCGCGGGCGCGTGCTCCGCCGCGACTGCGGCGCACGAGCGAGAAGGGCAAGAACAGCCCGCCGCTACTTAAGCCCGCACTGCGTGCTTGGGTCGCCCCTTGGGTCACGCACTCGGCCTCGACTCCATCTAGGCGAGTGGGTTGGCCGCGCATCGAGCAGTCCATGTGGCGCAGGATTTTCGCAAAGTCGAAGCCCGAGAGGTCGCGCGCCTCACTTTCGCTAAGAGCAGATTCGGCCTCGGCTTCGTCAAAGAGCGCAGAGAGGCGTTTGCTCTCGGCGGCGATGCGCTCGGAGATGTCGCCGAGTTCCTTGCTAATGGCGGCGATTTTCTCGCGGCCTTCCGTGGTCGAGCTGTCGACGTCGCGCACTTCTGTGCGAAGCGCAGTGGCGCGTTCGGAGAGCTCGCGGATGAGGTTACTGGTTTTTACTTTAGACATAGTAGGATGGATGGGTAGCGGGTTAAAGAGTGGGCACAGGAGAGGCTTCGGGCAGGGGGATGCCGCACAGCGCGTAGACCTCGGGGGCGAGGGCGCGGGCCGAGAGGGGCAGCTTCGCTTGCCCGCCCTCTGCACGGTGTTCGTGTAGGCTGCGTAGGGCCACGCTGGTATCCGCGTAGGCGGGGCGGGTAACTAGGGAGACGTCGTAAAGGGCATTGATTTTCTTAATCGTGCGGGTGACAGTCACAGCGGCTTTATCGGCGACTTGCTCGGTGTGCTCTTCCCAGTCTTGGCCGTCGGGATCGACGGTGAAGGCAAAGGAGCTTTGGGAGATGATGCCTGCTTTTAAGAGGGCGCGGATGTCGGCGGCGGTGGTGGTATCGGGCAGGGCAAACTCATACCACAGCCCGCGCGCATCGACACCGAGGGAGAGCCCCGCGCCGTAGCGGGCGAGCGGATGGTTTGGGTCGTGGTTAAAGAGGGCGACGACGTTTTCGTAGTCCACGCCGTCGAAGGCACCAGGGGCGATAACCTCGTAAAAGGAATTTCCCACCCAGCCCATGTCTTCGCTGCGAGAGTTAAACAGGGCGGCGTAGCCGCGCACGGTCTCGGGCACAGGCTCCTTTTGCGCAGAGCCTTCGGCTTGTGGCGCGGCGGCCCGCAGCTCAGGCGGCGAGGCGAGGTAGCGGTATTCGCGAGCAAGAGGCGGTGGGGCAGTCTTCACAATACCCAAAAACCGCCCCACACTGCCTTAAAGTCGCCGCTAAAGAGTGCCCACTTTGCCAGCGCCAGTCTTCGCTCGATGTGGCCCCCAAGCGCACACGTCGCCCAATTACGCCTGTGTGCGTACACAAAACCTTGATTAAGAAGGGGCGCAAACCTAGCTTAGCAGGTACTGCACTAGGCAAAGCGCGCGCTCACAACCCAAATCCCAAAACGTCATGAACACAGAAACGAATAAAACTCCCGGCAGAGAGGAGCTAGAAAACGGCAAACTCTATGCAGAGATAATGAATTTAATCTCAGAGTCCCAAAAAATGCAGGCAGAGACGAAGCTGTATCCGATAAAATATTTAACCGCAGTTATCATCGGAACTGTCGTTTTCTTGGGAGCAATTGTTGGGCTGGTTAAAGCATTTCTGCCATAGCCACCCCACGGCCTCACCCATCCGCGTGCGCTGGCGAAAAAGGCGGTGGTGTCGCTGACAACGTGCACACAGCACTTAGTCGCTGATCTGGGGTGCGCCCTCAGGATTATCCGCGCCCGCACGCGCAGGGACGCCCCCTACAGGCACAATTTGGTAGTCATCCATCCCGGGCGCATCGATGCGGCGGTAGCCGAGCCAGTCGCGCGCGTCGTTTACGCTAAAAACCCCCGACGATCGCATGGTGCTAACGAAGGCGCTTTGCTCGGGCAGCCAGCCCACACTTAGCTCCTCCCGATCAAACTCGAAGTGGTAGCCCGCTAGGCACTCTTCGCGGGTGAGCAGGGTGCTATTTAGCGCGTGCTCAAAGTTGATTAGCCAGGGGTTTAGCGAGTAGAGCAGGAAGCCTAGGTTTTGCTGCGCAATGCCGCTACCCCAAGTGGTGCTCGCAGTGGTGTCGCCCACCAGAAAGCCAGGCACACCATACAGGCGCGCAATTTCTTGTATCTCGAAGCGGCGGTTTTCCAAAAACTCGGCATCCACCGCACTCATGCCGCCGATGGCTTGAAAATCTGCGCCTTGAAGGATAGGGACGACGCCCTCGGTGCCCGCGCCTTGGTGGCGGCGCGTCCAAAACTCGCGCATTTGGGCGACTTGCTCAGGGGTCGCCTCGGGGGGCATCTTGACCACGCCATTAAACTGCGCGGACTTATCGAGCAGCCTTGCCGCACGCTCGCGCAACGCAAGAGCCGTGCCGATCGACTCGCGCAACAGGCTAATAGGCGAGAGGCCGCGCACGCCGTCGGTCGATAGACTGCGCACGTGCAGGATGTCGCGCCCCCCCAAGACGGCGGGCTGGCCCTCGATGCGATAGGAGAGGTGCCGGGTGCCGCGCAGCCGCTCGACGCGCACACTTTGCGGGCGCAGCCACTCCAGCTCTTCGGGCCGCCCGAGGGCGTCGCGGTGCACGCGCGCGTAGCCATTGCCCCCGAGCAGAGCACCGGTCATCACCAGCTGGCGCAGGCCGAAGGCGGTGTGTAGGCTACAGGGGTAGTTCACCGTGTGTTGAGCGGGGTGACTAGGACAGGGCAAGTCCCCCCGTGCGTCTTTGCGATAGAGCACTAGAGGCAGCCCCGAGACCATGTCGGAGAGCAGGCGCACACAGGCGGCGACTACAGGCAGCCCTAAGGCGGTGCCTTGGGTAACAGGTTGCCCGCTAGTGCTCCCTTCGCCAAACAGGTCTAGGAGCGAGCCGCCGACACTGCGCAGCTCGCCTTCGGGGGCAGCACCGCGCCGCAGCAAGCGACCAAAAAAGCGGGTAATCCCGTTACGCATAGGCAAGCAGCCACGCCCACGCGACGCGCCTTGGCCGCGCTAAAGAGTGCCCACTTTGCCAGCGAGCCTAGGGGCTCCCCGAAAAAAAACAGCCACAGGAAATGACACTCGCAGGCCTAGCGCATGAAGTGCAAGCTTACCGCAGCTATGCCCCAAGCCGCGACCACAGCCCGCCCCCGACCCGCTTACGCTCGCGAGCACAGTCGCGCACAACAAGCCTCTGCGCGCACGCGCACTGCCCCCACCCTAGAAGCGCGAACCGCCATCTTAGAGACGCGCTGGGAGGAGACCGTGCCCACACTGGCAACCAAAGCCGATTTAAGCTACCTAGAGAATCGACTCACCCGCTGGACGCTCGGCGCAGCAATCACCCTAGTCCTCGGCATAGGGGGCTTACTGGTAGCCACTAACGCACGCATCGACCAAGTAAACACTCGGCTAGATGACTTAAACGCGAGGGTAGACACCCGCTTCGAGAAGATAGACACCCGCTTCGACAAGATAGACACCCGCTTCGACAAGATAGACGCCCGCTTCGAGAAGATAGACCAGACACTTAACATGCTAATTGAGGAGATGCGCGCACAAAGGCAGTAGAGCCGTGCGGCCCTTAGTCAAAATACACCGCGAAGTTTCGCGGGCGGGCAGCGTCCTCTAGGCTGGCGGCACGGGCGGCGAGCGCATCGACTAGCGCGGCGATGCCGTCGATACGGCCGCGTGAGCGGCCTTTGGCAGGAGTGCGCCCGCCAAAGGGGCCTTCGGAGAGGACGACACAGGCCGCTTGCGCAGCGGCCATAGGCTGGCCACCGTGATCGAGGCGGGCCGCCTCGACCAGGCGTTCGAGCTCGTTGGTCGGGCCGGTGAGAGTGGTGTAGCGTTGGGCGCACATATACATAGGCAGGCCGTGGCTATCTTGGAGGCGTTGAGCGACGCCTTGCTCGTGCCCGGGGTCGTAGGCGAACTTTTCGACTTGGAGCGCGTAGCCGCGCACAGTCTCGACGATGTCGCGCTCGACTTGGGCTACATCAGTAACCGCGCCGTCGGTGAGGTTTAGGTAGCCTTCGGCGGCCCATAGGTCGTAGGGTTGGGCGTCCTTCTCACTGCGTGCACCGATTTGCTCACTGGGTAGCCAGAAGTGCCAACAGGCCAAGAGGCGCGTGGGGTCGGCAGGGTCTTCGGCAAGGGCGCAAAAGCTAGAGGTATCGCCCACACTAGCCAGATCCAGCCCACACCAGACCTTTAGCCCGCGCAGCCGCTCCCAAGCTTGCACAGGGCAGAGCGCTTCCCCGGGCGCACAGGCGGCCCATTTGTGCGGGTCAAGCCAGGCTTTGGTATCCACTCCGGTTTGCCACTGGTTGAGGTGTTTGATTAAGAACTCGCGGCGCGCCCCACTGCTTTTCTTGGCCGCAAGGGCTAGGCCTTGCATGTTCTCTAGGCTTTTAACCGTGCCGAGGGACGGGTTGGCCTTTGCCCACGCCTTAGGGTCATCCCATTTATCGCTTTTATCGAGCGTCCAGATGCAGCCAAAGTAGCGGGCAGCATCACCCGCCGCCCCGCAGTAGGTGCCGCGCTCGACTGATTTTAGCACGTCCATCACGCGGGCTTCTTGCTCGCGGCAGATGCCGTCGAGAATCACGCCCGCGGTGGTGATTTGAAACAGGAGCGGCGAGTAGGCAGAGCCGAAGGCACTGTCGATAACATCCCACAATGCGCGGTCGCGCCAGGCGTGCAGCTCATCCATTATGGCCACATCGGGTCGCAGGCCGTCTTGGCTACGGCTGTCACTGCCTAGAGGAGCCCACTCACTGCCACTGGGGCCGTGCACCATGTGCTTAGTGCGCACGCGAAATAACCCCGCCCACTTCGGCGAGGTCTGGAGTAGGCGGATGGCGTCTTTCCACACCAGCTTTGCCTGCTCTTCCTTGGTCGCTACCGAGTAGACTTGGGCGACCGAGCCTTTGGGCGTAAAGCACAGGTGGTAGAGGCCGAGCGGGGCGAGCAGGCCGGTCTTACCGTTTTTACGGGGGACAGCGATGTAGGCATAGGCGTAGCGGCGTTTATGCAGGTTCTCGCGCACGCGCCAGCCATAGACTTGGGAGACGACGAACTGTTGCCAAGGCAAGAGGGCCAAAGGCCGCCCGCGACCCTCGCCCGCGTAGAGGCGAAACTGCGCGGCAAAGGCGATTGGCCGGGCCGCAAGCACAGGGCTGTAAACATAGGGGAAGCTTTCAGGCTTTGCGGCGGCACGCACTAAGTCAGCGCAGTGGCGGCGCACCGCCAGATGCACCCAGCGGCAGTGCTCAGCGGGGTTTTCGAGGAGCATTTGCGCAAAGGGCAAAGCAGGGTCACCCTCCCCAATCCGCGCAAATTCATCCTTACGCAGATACCATGCAGGCACAGCACGCTTAGGCTTGGCCGCGCGTTTCTTAGGCGTGCGCTGCGCAGGCGAGAGACTACGCTTAACAGAGCTCATCGCGAGGAGGTCGCCGCCCAAGGCAGGGGCGCATAGGCAGGCAGTGCACGGCCAAGCGCATCGTTATGCACGGCCATGTCGTAATGCTCTTTGTGAATAAGGGTGGTAGAGCCAAGAAGTTCGTCATCCGCGCTGTAGTGGTAGCGAATAGTCGAGACAGGGGCTAAGCTCAGGTCTTTAGGATCTGTGGATGCGTAGCGCGAGAGGCTCTTTTCAACCAAGCGGCCGCGCGCATCATAGTGCTCCACCCAAGCGAGCGGCGGGCGCGATTTATACGCGCCGACTATCCCCCCATCCGGCCGGTGGATATAGATATACTCGCCGACTTGCTGGGTGTAGCCAGTGTAGGCCCCGCCACGACCATACAGGGGGGTAAAGGCACTGCCTTGGTGAGCCTCGGCGGCGGCCCGCGAGGGGCCTTGCCGCCAGCCTTCGGCAAAGTTCTTAGCCGCAGTCGCACACCCCATAGAAAAGAGGAGCACCAGGCACACACACAACAAGACCATAGGGGGCTTCATAATAACATAAAGACTACACACACCAAGGGCTAGTTACACCTCTTAAAAATCACCCTCCCTTACTTTTCGCGCCCCGCAAAGGGCCGCCAATCGGGGTGAGTTAAGAGCCAGCCATAGGCGACTGTGAGGCGGATGTGCGTGCCGCGCAGGATGCCGCTGCCAAGGCCCCAGTCTTCACGAATGCTGCGCACCAGCTCGCGGCAGTGCTTAGGGCTAAAGCCATCCATACCCTGCCCTTCGAGAGCCAGCGAAAGCTCCTTGGGGCTAAGAAAGCGTTCAGGGCGTTTTAATACAGCCATAAGAGAAAAGAAAAGGAGAGAGAGGGAGGAGGGGAGAGGAGGGGAAGCGACGCACCAACAAAGGCGCAGCGAGCTACGCACTGTCTATTTGGAGCCCAAGGCCGCTACTCCACTGCCCCTCTAAAAGCAGGGGGGAGAGATTACCGATTGCAGGAGCCCCCGAGCCGCCCACGCCCACCGAAGGGCGGATACTAGCGATGCGGCTGCGGCTGGCGGGGGTAAGCCCCAGCGCGTTTGCGCAGTCCATGAGGGTCTTGCGCGCGGCCTCTAGGGCTCGCACGCGGGGGTTTTGCACGGCACCGCGAGAGCCGATGAGGCTGTAGCCTTCCTTGGGCAGCTCAGCACTGTGATGGGCTATTTCTTCGTAAGCTTGGGCGTAGGTGCACAGCAGCCCGTAGTCGGCACTGGTGAGCCGCTCGCCGAGCATCTCAGACACGCGCGCGTACTCCGCCCGAGCCACTGTGCCGAGCCACTCAGCAGCAGGGGGCAGGGGCGGCAGGGGCGGGGGCGTGATGGGAGTGCCGTCCATCGCCATAAGCGTGAGTTCGCCTTGGCCGCTGGCACTGCGGGGTAGTGGGCCACGAGCTCCCATAAGTTTAGTAGGCAGGGCTAAGGGGTTGCGGTTTCATTTTAGGCGCAGGCGATTCGCACAGGCAGCGCGGGTGACACAGGGGCGGCGTCTCGGGCTGCACGGGCAAGGGCGACGCCGCGCGGGGCACGGGCCGTAGGTACAGGCGCGGCGGGCACTGCCCGCCGGTTAAGCCCTTTGCGGGTGTCCGCCCAGGTCTTCTTCGAGTGACACTGGCGGCACAGGGGTTGCAGGTTACTAAGGGCGTAAAAGCGCGGGTCAGCGCAGCTTTGCACGGGCTCGATGTGGTCGACGAGGGTCGCGGGCACGTAGAGGCCCTTCTTTAAGCAGGAGATACACAGGGGCTGCGCGCCAAGGATGCGTTTGCGGCATTGCTGCCAGCGGTGGCCGTAGCCGCGCTTACTGGCAGACTCGCGGCGAGCCTCCAGCGGTGGCAGGGGCTTGCCCGCCGCGTCGCGCGGGCGCGGCACAGCCACGGGGGCCTTGCGGCGGCCGCCAAAGAGCGAGGGGGGGCGGCTAGGCATGGGTGGTGCAACCCCCTCCCTTCACACGGACAGACAGCTCGGGCGTGGGGAGTAAACAGGCTTGCGGCGGCCACGCGGGCGCATAAGCATTGGGAATCATGGCGACTTCTGCAATGACTCCTAACGCAGCGACCTTTGCACACGCCCCCCACACTAAAGCGCGGCCACGGGCCGCCACTGTGCCGATTGAGGAACGCATCTCCATCCTCGAAGCACACAGGGAGTCACTGACTCCCGCTCTGGCAATGAAGGCCGATGTGCGCGGCGCAGAGAATCGGATGATCTTATGGATACTCGGCGCGGGCCTCGCGCTTGCGGGCTTCTCTTTTGCAGTGCTTACCTCAACCGAGGGCCGCATGGACAAGCGCATCGATAAGCTCGACGCGCGCATTGATAAGCTCGACGCGCGACTCGACGGGGTGGATGCGCGTATCGACAAGCTCGACGCGAAAGTGGACACTCGCTTCGACGCGCTGAGCGCGCGGCAAGATAAGCTCGACGCGAAGGTGGATGCGCTGGCCGCGCGCACGGATGCCCGCTTCGACGCGCTCGACGCGAAGATAGACTCGCGCTTCGAGGCGGTAATGGCCGAGCTGCGCACATTAAACAGGGCGCAGTAGGGCAGTAAGGGCGCGATCATGCGACACCGCCTTTCTTCAGCTCAGGAGCCTTGGTGTTTAGCTCCAAGCATTCGCGCCAAATAAGCGCGTCTATACGAATCATCATTTGTATAAAGGTGTGCAGCGACTCTACAAAAGTATCGGCTTTACACGCCTTCCAAAGCCCGAGCTGCATATCGACAGCGCAGCCACTGTCTTCTAGGAGTTTATCAATACGGGCGCAGAGCAGGTTATAGCGTTTTACACTCAGCTCGGCGCGAAACTGGTAGAGGTAAGAGCCGACTACTTCGCCATCACTTAGTCTATAGAAGCCGTCACCTACGACACTTATACAGACACTCATATGCTCGCCACTGCGATAAGTAAAGGGCAGGGTAAGGAGGGCTTCTTCGTGCGCATTATAAAAATCAATACGCGCGCGAGTAATCTGGCTAAGGTAGTAATCACTAAGCAGAGCTCGCAGTTTATCAGAGGTAAGAGCCGCCGCTTCACCAAGCGGCAGCGGGGACAGGGGCGCGGCGGGCGGCGCGGGCAGCTTACTCATGCAGCACCGCCTTTCGCGCCACGGGGGGCGTCGTCGGCGGCGGCTTGGGTGAATTTATAGTGGAGGGCCTCGGCGGCCAGCTCGACGCCGAGGGGCCAGTCTAGGCCGAGCCACACGCGAGCCTTTGCATAGGCGCGGCGCGCCACTCGCGCCACACGGGCGCGTAGGCGGATGCGCTGCGGGATGTCGCGCCAAGTCAAGAGGCGCGGCGAGCCAGGCAGCACGGGCAAGGGCGCACTAAGCCGAAGCTCGCGGGCGCAGGGCGTTTTTACGGGGATATACATAATAAAGGGGAGAGTTCGTGGTTGTGGGTGTTGTTATCTATCCGTTCGCTTGTTAGTCGCGTGTTATAAAGCCCTGTGCCGCCGGACTTTCGGGCGCAGTATCACTAGATACTAGGGCATCACTTTTCACAGGGCAGGGCGCGGCTCTGTAAGCGTCTCTAAGAATAGTTTATTCTCTAGGGCGTTAAGCCTTTCAGAGATGCGGCTAAACTCACCCATGCCCCATTCATCCATGCGAAACTCATGAAATGCGCGGCTAAGTTTATCACCTAGTTCATTAATAAGCTGTTCCTTTTCTTTTATATCTTCACACAGAGAAGCGACTTCCTTGCGGATGCCTTTTATAGTATCAATCAATTCGTCGTTATTCATTGTTTTATCCTTAGGTTTAGTTGTTATTACTACTAACGGGGAAAGGGGCGCGGCGGGGCGTGGGTGGGTGTGCTATATAGGCTTTAGGCGTGGTAGCTCTCGAAGCGGGTAAGGTGCTTCAAAAAGGTAAGCCGTAGCTCGCCGACGGGGCCGTTGCGGTGCTTGGCCAGGGTGAGCTCGGCGTAGGGGGCGGGCGAGGTGCGCAGGGCGGCCAGAGCCGCCGAGCCTTCGCCATTTCGCCCCGCCTTTTGTTCCTCTGGCGGGCGGCCTAGGAGGAGCACTAGGTCGGCGTCTTGCTCGATAGCGCCGCTCTCGCGTAGGTCGGAGAGGCGCGCGGGGCGGCCGTCGCGCTCGGCCGCGCGGTTTAGCTGGCTAAGGACGATGACGGGCACATGCAGCTCTTTGGCCAGTGCTTTGAGACCGCGGGAGCACTCGGCGACTTGTTGCTCGCGGGGCGCGCGCGCGTCGCTCGGGCTCATCAGTTGCAGGTAATCGACGATGATGAGGCCAAGGGGCGTTTTTTGGTGCAGCCGCCGCGCCTTCGCACGCAGCTCCATGACGGAGAGCTGGCTACTATCGTCGATAAACAGGGGGGCTTTTTTCAGCTCCTCGGCGGCACTTTGGAGGGCGACTTGCTCGGGGCTATCCTTAGCGATAAAGCCCTCGCGCAGTAGGTGCATATTTACCCGCGCACGAGCGCAGAGCATGCGTTGGGCTAGTTGCTGCGCACTCATCTCCAGCGAGAAGATGAGGGTCGGCACAGCCGAGCACTCGGCGCAAGCGGGGGGGAGCGCGGCGGCTTCCGCAAAGTTGAGCGCGAGCGCGGTCTTGCCCATACTCGGGCGAGCGGCGAGGACGACCATCTCGGCGGGCTGGAAGCCGTAGGTGAGCGCATCTAGGTCGCGGAAGCCACTGCGCACACCCGTCACCGAGAACTTGCGGCTTTGCATCTGCGCGAAGACCGCCATCGACTCATCGACATGGGCCGCGAAGCGTTGCGGCCCCGCCCCACGGATGCGCTGCTGCGAGACCTCGAACAGGTCGTGCTCGATTCTGTCCACCAGCTCGGCGACTGTGCCCTCGGCGTGGGCCAGGCACTGCTCGCGAGCACTATCCGCACAGCGCACCAGCTCGCGCAGTAGCGATAGCTCGGCCACGCGCTCGACAAAATAGGCCGCTTGCGCCGTGGTGGGAATCGACATCGACAGCTCCGAGAGGTAGCGAAGCCCACCGAGACGCGAGAGCTCGCCCTTCTTTTGCAGCTCCTCGGCCAAAACGGCGACATCCACTTGCCCGCGCGCCTGGTAAAGCTCGACCATGCGCTCGTAGAGCAGCCGGTTGCCCGCATCGTAAAACGCAGCGGGAGCAAGCCCACTGGCCACGCAGTGCGAGAGCGTGTCCGCGCTCGCCCCGTCGATCAGGCAACAGGCCAAGACGTGTTGCTCAGCCTCGACACTGTGCGGCAGCTCGGCAGCGTAGCGCGAGCGGGCGGCGGCCGGTTGGGCACTCGCGTAACTCATGGCGCGCACACCTCCCCTCGGGCGAGCGGGGCCAAGCCCGCGCCCTTCGCCAGCTCAGCAAGCACGCCTTTGCGCAAGTCGGTGGACTCGTTGGCCCACTCGCGCTCAGCAAGGTCTCGTAAATCAAGGTTATAAAGTCGCGCCAGGGTCTCTCGCCAGCCCTCCGGCGGCGGGCAATACGGGTCGAGCGGCGCGGGCGCACGGCCCACCCCACCGCCGCCGAAGGCGGGCGGCGCAGTGCCCGCCACGTTTGCCCAATTACGCGCCAAGGCTCGCGGCGAGAGCACGCAGTCGCGATATTTTCGGCGATACGCCTCGCTGGCGGCAGCCAAGCTCTCGGGCGACAAGTCCGGCTCGACCGACAGCATCGCAGCGACCGACTTACGCGCCGCACGCAACAAGGGCTCGGTCGCCTTCTGCGGGTCGTTACCCGTGACGACCAAAATCGCCGTGACCAACTCCGGAGGCACTTTGGCGGGGGCGGCAGCCGGATCGGGAAAACAGGGAGGCGAAGCATGAGGCCCACGCCGCCCCCCGAGAGGCCCAGGCGGCGCAGCCGCCGTAGCCGGTGGGGGGCTATGGGGGGTATTCTTTACTATCTTCTCTCTACTATCCGCCTTTTTTATGTCCGCATTAATGTCCGCATTAATGTCCGCATTAATGTCCGCACGCGGGGCGTTTGCGCTGCCTACGTAGGCAAGCAACTCCCCACGCTGCCTCTCACTAAGCTTATCGTAATAGGCGAGAATATCCACCGCGACCCGCGCCTTAGCCTCCCCCTCGGGTAAATCGCGCCAGCACCCCAATCGCGCGGCGACGACAGACTCATTGCGCGCCACATGCACGGCGACTTGCCCCGGCAAGAACACACAGACCCCCAGCCAGTAGGCGAGCCCGGCAGCCTCCAGTTGCGCCATACCGCCCCGCAGGGCCGCCCGACTCATCCCCGTGTCGGCGACGACGTAGCCCTCCCGACACAAAAAGCAGCCTAGGAAATTCGCATGCGGGCTACTGAGTAAGTACGCGTAAAGTGCCTTGGCATGAAACGAAAGCTCCTCGCGCAACCACAGCGAGGAAGGGACTTGGCCAAACTCACGCATGATCACCGCCCCCTTTCCGTGCGCGGCCTCGCACACTCCAAAAGCCCCGCGCCCCGTGAGCGCGTGGCAGTAAGAACCTGCGCGCAGTGGAGATGCCGAGCCGCGCAGCCTGCCCCACGCACTCACGCGGCAGTAAGCCAAGATCATCGTCGCCGCTAAACTCAGTATAAGCCGCGCCGCTCGCGCCCCTCGGCCTTACGAGTCCCCAGATCCCCTCCCGCCCCCCCTCTTC